AAAATTGCCATCATCGAGATATATTAAAGCAAAAAATCCTTTACAAAGATGTGCTCTTGATATTTTAAATAATCCTGATATTACTGTTGCTGCCATACTTGGCGGCTACGGAAGCGGGAAAACCTATCTTTCTATGCAAATGGCTCTATATAATGTTCAAGAAAAAGGACGAGCAAGTAAAATACTTGGTGTTAGAGAAGTTATAGGCGAAGGAAAAGAGATCGGATTTCTTCCAGGTGATATGGAAAATAAAATCGGAAGGTTCTTTGATCCTCTCTGTCAGTCTCTTAATGGTGGAGAATTTGAACTAGCAAGTCTAAAACAGTCTGGTGTATTGGATGTAAATGTTCCATTTTTTATGAAAGGAACAACATATAATGATACAATCATCGTCTGTGATGAAGCAGAAGATTTGACAGAAAGTCAAATCAGACTCATAGGAACAAGATTGGGGACTGATAGCAAAATTTTTCTTGCAGGTGATTATAAACAGTCATTATTACAAAAAACAATTAATAACCCTCTGGTCAAAATGTGTTCAGAGTTCAAAGGCAACAAAAAATTTGGATGTATATATCTCGGAGAAGACGTTAGATCAGAGACAAGTAAAATGTTTGCAGAATTGTTTAAATAAAAACATTGCAGAGAGGTGTTAATTTCCTATGAAAAAATATATTTGGGGATTATGTACTGGAATAGTGATAATTCCAATTGTAGAATCTTTTCTGGAACTAATATATTCCTGGATAGAAGTTTTAAAGACAAAACCCGCATCCATTGTAAATAAGTGGAACAAAGAAATAATGAAAGATGATACGTTACAAGACGATGTATCTGTTATAGGATTCCAAATCCCATCAGAAAGTGATGATGATTACGAATATGAATAACAGATTATGTTAATGAAAGGAAAAATTTAAATGGCTAGTAATTTTACATATAAGAAAACGGAAACAACCGCAATGAAAATAGCAGGATTTATCGATACTGACAATATGACAATTGATATAGATGGCGAAGAGAAATCCATTGCTACTCTTCTCTCCGATTTTAACGGCGGTGAAGTAGAAATCAACATTAAAGTCAAGGCTGAAACAGAATTGGATGAACCAGTTTCTAAAGAATAAGGGTGGTGCGTAATTATATTTGATACTACACGAAAACCAGAAGAAAACGAAGAATTATATACATGGAGACTTGGCCAAGCAAAAGATTCAGGTCTTTTAGATATAGACTGGGACAAAATTGCCGATTTAGTTAACAAAGAATTTCGAGAAGAAGATGTTGAATACAAAGAAGCAGCATACCGAAAACCGTATTCTGGAGCCAAGAGATATTATGAGGCTGGAGTTTTTAATAAACTCAGTGAAGACAAATATTTCAAAGAATTGCAATTTCAGAAGCAAGAACTAGAAAAAGAGCAAGTTAAAATACGAGATGAGAGAAATGAATTAAAACGTCTTATTAGAGAGGAAGCACGTAAGGAAAGCTACAAAGACCAAATATTACGTAGCATATCTGAATATCACAGTACCCCTTTATCTTATGATGAAGCGAAAAAATTCACTGGAATACTTAAAACAGATAATGATTTGATTATTTCTTGTACTGATATTCACGCAGGTATTGAGATAGATAATTTCTTTGGTACATATAATACAGAAATTCTCAAAGACAGATTTAATCAGTATTTAGATAAAATTTTCGAGGTGCAATTACGACATAGTTCCGAAAACGCATATGTAATACTTTCCGAATTAGTATCAGGAATTATTCATAATGAATTACGTATAGAGAACAATCAGAATCTAATTGAACAGTTTTTAACCGTTTCAGATTATTTATCAGAGTTTTTGGCAGAATTAAGTTATAGATTTGAATCTGTTAATGTGTTCATTTGTCCAGGAAACCACTCCAGATTAACACCCAAAAAAGAGGATTCTCTAAAGGGAGAGAATATTGACCATTTAGCAATACCTTTTTTAAAAGCAAAATTGCAGAACTTCCAAAATATCTCATTCAATGTGAATAAAATAGAAGAATCTATTGCGATGTTTAACATTAGAAATAATACTGTAATGGCTTCTCATGGAGATAAAGATGAGCCAAATTCTGTTGTACAGAAATTTACAATGTTATTTGGCATCAAACCAAACTTGGTTTACTTAGGGCATAGACATACTAACGCTATGTCAACTGTGTACGATACAAAGGTAATACAGTCAGGAACGTTTTCTTCTAATGATAATTATTGTTTAGATAAGAGACTAAAAGGAAAACCCTCCCAGACAATTTCTGTTATTACAGAAGATGGTCTGGATTGTCTGTACGATGTGAAGTTTCGATAAATATGAATTTGACTAAATTTAAAGATCTACTACATAGGTCTTATTTTTATGCACTTTTTAAAGAGAAAAAAAAGAAACATATATGTCGAATGGATAATCCGATAATGAGATAAAGTAGGATTGTTAACAACCTATCTCAACAATATAAAAAATATTAAACAAAAGGAGTTTTTATGAATAAAATTGAATTAGTAGCAGCTATGTCTGCCAAAAGTGAATTATCAAAGAAAGATGCAGAAAAAGCACTCTCTGCTTTTATGGAAGTTGTCAAGGAAACACTAATCAGTGGAGACAAAATTTATCTTGTCGGCTTTGGCACCTTCGAGGCCGTTGAACGTGCTGAACGCCAGGGAAGAAATCCGCAGACTGGTGAGACCTTGACTATCGCAGCTTCTAAATCTCCGAAATTCAAAGCTGGAAAAGCATTAAAAGATGCAATCAATATTTAGTGGTGGTGAAAATATGGAAAGATTAAAATTTATAGAATACTCTGATTTTGTCTATGAAGTCACAATGATGCTTGATAAAATCAAAAACTATAGTAGTTTTAACGACATATCTATAGTTGCAAAATATGAAGATGCAAGGCAGATTATCGGAGAATTGTTACATTATGATTGTAGTATATGCAGCATAGAATTACACTCCCCCACCTGGGACGAATATGATG